TCGTAGTAGTACAAGCCTGTGATGGTCTCACCGCAGATGTCGCACACAGGGCATTTCGCTTCGTACTGCATCTCCGACAGTTCCCTCGCTTCAAGCGCAGCCGTGTTGCCGTCAAGCATCGTCATAACTCCTTTCTCCTTCTCTCCAGTTCCTCAACCGATATCCCAAGTGCTTCGGCAAGCTTTCCGGGGAAGACCACTACTGTCATGCGCTCTCCCTTACCGAGCGTGTTGTATGCGTCTCCGAGTACCCCTCGTCTGCATGCGCTTCTGATGTAGTCTTCGCTCCATCCTGTCAGCTTCGCCGCTTCACTCACTTTCATCTTCGTCCTGCGTGGCTTGGAAACCGATTGCGTTTGTCGAGACCGCTTCCTTCGTCTGCTTCGGCACATCAGGCTCATCCCCAAGCTGCGCTTCCACGAAAGCATGAAGGAAGTAGCTGATCTCCTTCAGACTTCTGTCAATCGACTTCAGCCGCTTCATAAATTCCAGTTCCGAATACTTCATCATTTGCCTTTCACTAACTCGTCAAGCGTGATACCGAAGTGGTCTGCGATCTTGATTGCGTTCTTCAGCCGAATGTCTCTTTTGGGGTCTCTCAACCACACCGAGATCGCTTCGGGCGAAAGCCGCACTTCGTATGAAAGGTCTCTGATGGATTCTCCACGCTCCTTGAGCATCTCTAAAATCCTTTCTTTCAACTTCTTGTGGTTCATCTCCTTTCGTCTCTATATGTAGTAGTTGCAATCCCTGCCACAAAATGGTATGCTTTGTACTGCGAGATACAATTATTGACACACCATTTTAGGGGTGGGGTGTTCTTTTTGTCACACTTTTTGGTGACAAGGAGACTATAGCACACCCACATTGGTCTGTCAACTACTTTTTATTACTTTTTTTGGGGAGTTAAAAATGTGGGAGATTTTTGAAAAGCTATGCGCTGAAATGGGCATAACTCCTTACAAAGTCGCAAAGGACACAGGCATTACTCAATCAACGCTTTACAACTGGAAAATAAGGAACAACCTCATCGGTGTCGAGCGAGGGCAAAAGATAGCGGATTACTTCGGTGTATCACTTGAGTACCTCATGACAGGCAAAGACCCCGAAGGCTATTATGAGAATGATGAGACGGCGCAGATCGCCCAAGCAATCCATGACAACCGGGAACTGCGTGGGCTGTTCTCGGCGGCAAAGGATGTCGATGACAGAATCATCAGCGCACTACACAAGATGCTGTTGATCTTAAAACAGACAGAAGAAAGAAATGAGAATACTGAATAAGTGGTGGGACGAGGAGAACGGCGTAATGGTGGTATATATCGACTTCCCGAAAGAGGTCGATGAATTTGTCACCGCAAATGCAGACGGCAGCTACACCGCCTTTATCAGGGCTTCCATGAGCATCGACAGACAGGCTATGGCGTACACTCATGCGCTGTGGCATATCGAGCATGGAGACTTTGAGGACGGAGTGGATGTGCAGAGAGCAGAGAGGTTGGCACATGCCAGGATTCAAGAGATTGCCTAATCGTTACGGCACGATAACCAAGCTGTCGGGCAAGAGACGCAAGCCCTACTGCGCCCGGAAATATGTTGGTGAATCGTGGGACGATGTTAGCCGCAAGTACAACTATAAGTATGTAAGCGTGGGGACATTCGCAACAAGGAAGGAAGCACTCGCTGCCCTCGCCAAGGCGAATGAAGACGATGCCTTCGGAAGAGGTCGGATCACATTCAAGGCAGTAGCTGACATGTGCTTTGAGGAGAGGTCAAAGACCGCATCAAAGTCGGCGCAGAACATCTATAGTAATGCGCTCGGTTGGCTGAAGCCCATCCATGACAGGACGATTGAAGCCTTGAAGACCGCAGAACTGGAAGCAGCTGTCAACCGAGAGGAAGTGCCGAGGACTACCAAGCGGTACTGCAAGAGCGTCATCAACCAAGTGTACGCCTATGCGCTTCGGCATGACTTTGTCAGCAGGGACTACTCCAAACTGGTGAGGGTCAATGAGGATGTCACCTCAAAGATAAAGCGGATCGTGTTCACGCCCGAAGAGGTAACGGCTCTGAAGAAGAAGGAACGGAACACAATAGATGATGTAGTGCTGACGATGCTCTTCACAGGATTCCGAATCTCCGAAGCACTCTACCTTACGAAGGACAACGTGGACTTGGAGAAGCGGCTGTTCGTGCATTGCGGCATGAAGACCGCTGCCGGAAGGAACAGGACAGTACCCATCCACGATGACATCTATGAGTTGATCAAACACCGCACGGAGACCGCCGAAAAGCCGTCTTATTTCCTGTTCCCAAACGAAGGTGGTAAGTTCCTCATTGGTGCGTTCAAGTACCGATTCGACCACCAATATACCACTCACACAACGCATGATTGTCGGCACTCATTCGCTACTTACGCTTACAAGTGTAGGATGGACGCAACGATGGTCAAACTTATCATGGGTCATGAGGTCGGAGACATTACGAAAGGTCGGTACACGCACATCACCGCAGAAGAACTGACAGCGGAAATGAAGAAATATAAGATAGAGTAAGCCCCAGGTTGTTACGCCTGGGGCTTCTCTAATCCAAAGAAAGGAGTGTACAATGAGGACTATTTTGGAGGATGCCTTATGCCACACACCGACTATAGCACAGGACGGCACGAATTGCAAGCATTTTGTTGTCGATATTGTTGTGAGTTACCATCAGATACCATAGGATACCAACTGACAGTACATCCAAGAAATCAAGCATTTATGCGGAAATGTGAGCATCCATGCGGTTCTCCGAGACCATAAAATTACAACTGGATGAAAAAACTTACACGCACGAAAGCCGCATAAACACTACATTCTTTGCTGTTTGTTGTTGAGATTGTGCTACTATAAAAAACCCCTGCGGCAAGAAAGGCAGAATCCGCAGGGGTATCATAACGCCGCCATAAGGCAGCGAAATGACTATGATAAAACATCAAATGACCGAGATGTCCTTGGCGTTTGCCCATCCCTCATATCCATCTGACCCGGTGGATTTAATGAGGTAAGGGTGCGCCTTGTCATTCTTGTCAATGACCTTTGCTTTGAAGTTCGGAACGGAAATTCCCTTGCCATTTAAATAGGAAGAGGTGTATATTTTCGCTCCGCTGAACTGTACCTTGTCACCGACCTTCGGAGTAGGCGGCGCAGGGGTCTTCACATACGAAGCGGATACCCATCCGTAGTACTTCCCTGCGATCCTGACATAGTACCATCCTTCCTTCTTGGTGTCATCGCAGACATCGATGAGGTTGCCTTTACCGAGCATCGGGTACTGCGGCAGAGGATTGAGCGGATAGCCGTTGATGTCATTCTTAATTTCGGGGGAAGTCCTTACATTGATGAGAGCGGTCACCTCGCCGACCCACTTCGGCTTTTTGCTCGGCAGAATGTACTGCTCGACCAGTTTGGTAGTCGGTTCATACGGAGAGTACGCATCGGTATAATCCACCACCTTCGATTCGCCGCTCTGCTCCCATGCTACATCTTCGATGCGCTGAAGCATGATCCCTGCTCTGCCCTCTCGGATGGCGGCATCAGTTGATTCCCAACCGATATGCAGACAGTAGCCGTTACCGATATCGAGACCGATGTGCCGACCAGTACCGCCCCAAGTGGTGAACAGCAACGATGCCGGCTTCCCTTCTGCAAGGCTTGTGTACTTGGAGCAGTTGTTGAACTGTCCCTTCGACCATTGGTCATCGCCTGTGCCTGTCTTATCGCCGCCAGTAAAGGAACTACAATCGAGTCCCTTTCTGCCAAGCGAGTTTCGCTGGATTTGTTCCAATTCGGCGTTTGAGTACTTGGCGAAGTGCTTTCTCGTCTCCTCGTCCACGAACATCAGATAGTTCATGTTGTCATATGTGAGTACGATATTCCTCGCTCCGTAGAAGTACACATACTCACCGCTCTTGAATGCTCGGATCGCATTCGCAATAACTGTCTTCCAACTTCTTAAAGCCATATCTTACCTCTCTTACTGTCTTGGGTAGGTCTTCGTAACTACGCCGTCCTGTGTGAACTGCAAGCCGTTTAACGGATCAAGCATCAGCCCATACTCATGCGTTATGCCGCCTATTGTGCTTGTGTTCAATATGTCGATGAACTGCGGATTCACACGGCTCTTGTTCTCGCTCGTTGAGGTAACACCACCGATGTTATTAGTGGTTGTCAGCACCGACTCCACGCCGTTCGCCGTTATCTTGAAATCGAACTCGGATTTGTACTCGTCATCGCCGCTTCCGAATGTCGATTCGTGACGGACTCGCATGAACACATATCCTGTCGAACTGGTCTCAACATCGATGTAGCCGCCTGTGACACGAAGCCTTGCAGCCGTTACATTGCCGTTCTCGTCAACAATGAATGTGCCGCTGCCGTTATTGATCGTGACACCCGAAAGTACCCCTGCCTTGATGTATTCGGCATTGATGTAAATCTGTCCATCTTGCATATACAAGCCCTGGATTTTGCCGTTATCCGTCAGCTTGTTAAAGACCTCTGTCGGAGTGAGTGCCTTGTCGATTTTGTCTGCAACGGAAACCGAAGCGTTGTATGCCGTGCTGTCCACATCATAAAGACGCTTCCTGTTCCCTCTGCTCACATATCGACCCGAAAGCCATCCGTTGAAGGTCAGCGTCCGCTCCATCAGCGGCATCACGAACGGCGAGATCTCATACGCAAACGCTTCCTCATCCTCGTTGATCAACGCCCTTGAGTAAGCGTCCGTCAGCATCCGTCTCACATCTTCGTTCGGCTGAACAGATACGATGTCCCCCATGTCCGTACAAGGGTCGGGGTAGATGACATCAACTGTCAGCGGAACGTATTCGGGCAGCGCACGGAACTCCGCAAGGTCTGCTGCCGTGATGGTGGAGATGAAAGGATTCCCTGCCACCACATACGGATTGTCTCCGCTCTCATAGGTGATGGTGTTCCCTGCAATGTCTTTCAGAATCGCATTCGTAACAGGGGCAACTGCGTACTCCGCAATCGAGAGGTTCTTCCAACTTACGTTGTTTGCACCGACCTCTTCCGCAACGGAATTGCCGAGCCAATGCAAGCAGAGAATGCCTTCCCTGTCGAAGTGCGCTACGCTAAAAGCCTTCTCGGCGATCCATTTGAGGACTTGCCGTAAAGTGGTAGAGGTATCAGGGAAGGGAGACGCATCAAAGGAAGTGTCACTTCTCGGAAACACCGATGTCTCATAATCCACACCGACCCAATCGCACAGGCTCTCGTAGAGAAAAGCAACAGTTGTTGGATAACTCACGGAAGCGAGGAACTCGGCAGCGTCATGGTCGAACAGCGTCATGAAGTCATGTGCGTCCGTGACCTTCACGATGTCGGCGAGATTCTGCGATGGTCTCTCCACCTGATACATGCCCATAGGAGCGTACTCCCAAGTATCGACCGAGTTCAGATACCATACAGTAGCGGTGTAGGTAGAGACATCGAAAACGGCACTTTTACCGCCACGGAACTTCTCGACTATGAATCTGTTGGGCGAGTACGCAGAAGCCGTGCCAAGTGCAGTATCGACAACCACAGACGCACCATCGCCGATGGCGTACACATTGCCGCCGTACCCAAGCAGACCGAAGACCGCAACAGCGATCGCAGAGGACTTCGTGCCGTTCACATACAAGCCGTCAGCCTTGCCTTCGTAGGTGTCTCCGTCATACTCGATGTAGCAGTTGTCTCCGTTCGGAAGCGAGAAGGATTCAGAATCCGTCTGCACTCCGAAGTAGGTCTGCTCAACGCCATACTCAAAAGATGCCAGTACGCCGTTATCGTTTATAAGTGAAAAGGATTCCGTGTCGGATGGTGCTTCGCCGTAGGTAAGGTCTTCAGCAGTATTGAAGTAGCCGTTCCAGGTGATGCCATGTTCCGCAAAGTCTCCGTCATTGGCAGAAAAGAAAAGGTCATTGAAGACCATCACCACATTCTGCGGTGAGAAGCCGTCAACAGCCTTTTCTTTGAAAGTGTTAGATGCGCTCCACATATGCCCCTCTTTTAGTATTCGATGAACGCAAGTCTTGTTTCTTCGTAATTGATGATGTTGTTCGCAACATCAATGTTCCGAATCGTGAACTGGATGTCGGGCATGTAAAAATGCCCTGTCTTGTATCCGTTGGTTTCGGGATCGTAGTAGGTCATGTTTACATCCCTCGCAAGAGGATTCAACCAGTTCGACCGAATCAGGGACATCATCGTCTCCATCCGTCCGTTATCCATCCTTGGCACTTGGAACTCTACTTTCGTAGCCGTGTGCTGAAGGGCGTTGCGGTGAAGAAGCCCTGTGGTGTCTCTTGTCGGATCGAGATCCATCCGCTGATTCGGAGTTGCCTTGTAGGTCTCATAGCGAATGTATGTGATGGGGAATTCCGTCACAGTTCCATTCGCCGCTGTGAATTTGATAAGGTAGCCGCTGAACGCCATTAGCCTGTCACCCCCGAATACTGCCGTAAGGCTTGATTGATGAGCCGACCGCTTGCCGCATTCGGCGTGAACGAGAAGTCCTTCGCCTGGACTACGGCAATCAGAGTAGAGAGCAGCTGCTCCTCACGCTCTCCCTGTGCGTAGATCGCATCAGCAATGCCAGTAATTTCATCGCCGCCGACAACCGCAGACCTACCATTAACCTTGCCCATGATTTCGGGGATGCCGTTCTCCCCTGCGTAGAAGAGTTCAGCCTTCGGAGTGAAACCGCCCGAAGCAAAGCCCATGAGTGACATGTCGAATGTTGCGCCGTGTACCTTTGCGGTAGAGGTGGTGTTCGTTACCGAAATGGTAGCAGGGATGTTCAGCGAGAAGTACCGCATGCTGTCCTTCAGACCTTTTGTAAGTTCAAGACCTTTGCGGTAAGCCTGGTCATATAGTTTCCATGCGTCAAGAGTATTTCCAAACTTGGCAACTACGGACTCGATGGTTGTGGTTGACTTCTTCCAACTCTCGCCGAGTTCCTTCGCTCCCTTTGCGGCAGACTTGACAAAAGCCTGGATGTATCCGTCAATGCTCCAGTATGCTGCGCCGTATGCGCCCTCTGCATTCGCAAGTGCGGTGTCTACGCTGTCCCAATCGTCTACAAACCCTTCGGCAAATGATGCCGAGCCGTCACCGAGAACCTCAAACGAGGTCTGTGCCTGTGTAGCAAGGGATCGCAGTTCGGGCGGTAAGGATTGGATGTCTACCTTCGTCCCCTTGAGGATCTCCTTGATGAGACCGAAACGCCGATCAAACTCCTCGGTAGGAATCAGATCCTTACTGTCCTGAAGGTCTTGCAGAGTACCGATGAGTTCTTTCTTCTCATCGATGAGTGCGCTGCGCAGTTCCTTCTGCCGCTTTGCCGATTCCTTTGCGTCCTTCCCTGCCTGTGTTGCAACATCAGCCGCCTGTTTGAAGGCTTCTGTAACCTTGTCAACAGACCCTGTGATATTCTCGTCAATCCAATCTGCGGCTTCACCAAGACCTATCGCACGGAGCGATGCCGTGAGCGGAAGCAATGCGCTCTCCGTCAGGCTGTGCATCACGATGCCCGGAATCTGCTTCGCAAGGTTCTCCGCAAGAACACCTACCGCTTCAAGGATTCTTCCGATGTCGAGACCTTCGATAATGTCTCCGACAATCTTCGTGATGTTCGTGAGGATCTGCACGAAATCGGTACTCTGAATCCATTCGGCAAGACCGATGCAGACAGTTTCGATAAAATCGGTAATCTTCTGACCGAGGTCTTTGCCTGTCTCGTTCTCCGCAAAACTGGAGATGAGACCAATTAGTACGCCGACAGCTGCCTTGAAGGTGTTGAGGAGCGTTTCGCCGATGAGCGTTGCGTCAATGCCTTCGATTGCGCCGTCAATGAAATCGCCGATGGCATCACCGATTCCCTGCCAGTTCGTGCCTGTGAGGAAATCGTTGAGCGGCTTTAAGAAGTTGTTGACCTTCTGCGAAAGTTCTACGCCCTTCGCATGCCAATCAACGCCGTTGATGAAGTTGTTGATGAGGTCGGCAAGACGCTGCCCCCAGTTCTTTCCGTCATTGAGACCAGTTGTCTCCATGACCTTGAACATTGCAGAGTAGTCTTTTTCGTCCCCTGCCGCACCTCTGCCGCTATCCCTTGGGGTATTGATGACATTCAGTTCATCAAATCCCATCAGCACGTTCTGAAGTGCTTTTGCGGCTTTCGTTGCCCCTTCGGTATTCTCCGCAAACTGAACAGGATACTTTAGGGCTTTCGTCCAGGTGGCTGCGCCAGTTAGTCGGGCAAAGCCTTCCTGTGCAAAGTTGAAGAAATCAACAAGCTTGTCAATGACATGGTCGATGATTGGGATCGCTCTCTCAATCAGCGGAGACCACATCGAAGCAAAGCCGTTCTTCAAGTAGAGCGTAGCGGTCGCAAGCCTGTCCATTGCCGGAGCAAAGGAAGTTCCGACCGCCTGACTCCAAAAGTACATGTTCTCGATGCCTTCTGCGAAGCCCTGCGTGACGGATTTGATTGCGCCACGAATAAGTCTGTAGAAGGCGATTCGTTTGATGCTGTTGAAGAACTTGCCGAGTGCGGTGCTTGCAAGGCTGAAGGATTTATGATGTGAATGCGCAGCCTTCGTCTGCTGACGGATGGCGGTTGTTGCCTTGCTTACAACCGCAGGGGCTTGTGCCTGTGTGGAGAGAAACTTGCTGAAGTTGTTCCACATGTTCCCCATCTGATCGCCGAGGAACTGAAAGCCCTTCCGCATGTCATCCATGTTGAAGCCGCTCATTGCGTTACCGAGTTTCGACAAGTCGAGAGCAGCGAGTTCTTTTAGCTTTGCGGTATCGATAGAATTGATAGCCGCCGCAAATCCCTTGGCGTTATCGACCGCTGTCGAGGTGAAGAAGGAGTGTAACTTCATCGATTGGAGCGGCTCAAGCGTCTGTTTCAGCTTTGTCAGCGCACCAACAAGCCTACCGATTTCCTTTGTATTGTCCCCTGCTGCTTCCTCTACTCTCACTCGGAGAGTATCAACAACATTGTCAGGCATCTTTGTGTCTCTCCTTCCACGCCTTCGCTTTTGCGTCCAAAGCCGCCGCTATCTTGCGGTAGGACTCTTGCCTTTCGGCTTCCAGTTCCTCTTCGGTCTTCGGTCGGATAGGCAAAGGCTTGTCGAGGTAATCGTTCGTCTTGTGGTGTTTGCCATCAAGCGATACGTTCGATATTGCGGTTGCGACCGCTATATAGTGGTACACGCCGTTCAGCCAAGCAAAATAGTTCGTCTCGTCACGGCGCATTTCCCACGCATCATAGTACGCACATACCAACCAGGGGTCATCGTACCAGTACTGCTCATAAGTCATTCCGCAGTTCAGATAAAATGGGAACATTTCATCGAAAATCTGCGGAAATGACTTAATGGGTTGGGAAGATGAATGAGCGTATGAATCGCTTACTTCATCTTCCACTTGGCGTTTTTTGATGCAGCTTCCTGGAGCGCAATGTACGGCTCGGCAAACAGTTCACCGATGCGCCCCATGAACTCCTCGTTCAGACCGACATTGTCAAAGAAGAAGTCCGTTGCTTCATCAATGGTGGTCTTGGGCTGATGCATCAGCATGCCGTAGTAGAGCAGTTTGATAGCGGTATCGATGGGCATGTCCTCAATCGATGCCGCTACCTTCTGCCCCGAAAAGCCTTCTCGCTCCATCTTGACGATGACCGCACGATTGAATTCGATCACGATCTGTTCGCCAGTTTCAGCATTTTCAAAAACGATAGGTTCAAGTTTTGCCTTTCTTGCCATCTTCGGTCTCTCCTTTTTAATTCACTCAAGCGGACGCAACAGTAGGTGCGGTCTGCCAACCTTCAAAATCGTTCGGGGTGATGTGGTAGTTCATGGTGTACACTTCGTTGACGGATGCGCCGCCGAAGTTCGCCTGAACCGGGATGCCGCTGAAGAAGAAAGCATCGGTGAAGGTCGGGATGATGACCGCAAACCAACAACGCTTGCCAGTCGCATAAGCGGTCTTTGCGCTCGCCACAAGCGCATTCCAAGCGGTGATGCCTTCCTGTGTGCCGTTGACATTGATCGCAATGTCATCGCCGGGATCGATGAGACCAGGGATGTACCTTCTCATCACAAGGTCTGCAAGGTCGGTGACCTCAAGACCTTCCGGCGAGTTATCGTATTCGGGGATCTCAAGTACATGTGCAATCTTCGTGTAACCAGTTGTGGGACGAGTCCCTGCGGTGGTCTCGATGCAATATACAAGAGATACGCCAATGGTACTGACTTCTTTTGCCATAGCAAAAATCTCCTTTTTAGATGGTGTCCTCTCCACCAAAGATTCGGGTGAATCGGGCAGCTACATGCACTACGTTCGGGTCAAGATTGTTTGCCTGTCCGCAGTACGTTTCAATGAAGCCGATTTCCCTCATGGCGGTCTCAACATCCTCCATGATGTCCATCGCTTCGGTAAGCGCATCGTTCATCCGTGAGGAGAACGTATGCACCTCAAAGTCCCTGTTCAGCTGCTCGTCCTTGAAATCAAGTTCGATATTTTTTCGGGACGGATTGTGGTTGATCTCGACAATGAAGCATGCAGGGAAAGACTTCGGAATCGGTTCAAGCACGGAAGCGCAGTAAACAGGACGAGATTCGGTATTGACCTCTTCCTCAACGTAGGTGTAGATCTGATTACGGCTTACCATTACTCAAACTCCTTCCGTAAGTACGTTTCGATGAGCGGCTTCATTTCGGTTACGGCTTTGTACAATGCCCTTGTGGGTTCTCGGTTGTAGGGGTATTCGTTATCGTCTCCGTGGGCGGTCACCCACCGAAGGTACGAACCGCTGCCTACTGTGTCCGAATACGAACCGGGGAAGACAGGGAATGTGACTTCGCCTGTGTACGGATGTTGGCTGTCGGAAAATGCGCCTGTGCCGAATTCAAGGAATCCGACTTGCTGTCCGCTTACTACTACTTCGTAGCCGTTGCCGCCATCAAGCTTTTTGACTTCGATGTTCGGCTGCTCGTCCCAACCGGGAAAGTAGAATTCGGGCAGTTTCGCTTCGGCGTATATCTCTGCCGCCTTGTTGGCAATGTCATCCGCAATGCGGTGCATCGCTCGGTCAATCTTCCTGTTCACATCCTTGCGGTATTTCTCAAGCTGCTTGATTGCGCTGTTGATGGAAGACTTGCTTAATGTAAGAGTTATCTCTTTCATGTCACATCGACTTCCTTAAGCGCAAAAAGCAGGGAATTGACCGCTTTCGCCCTGCGGATGACCGAGTGGGTGTACGGCACATTGCCGCCGCCAGGAATATCCATTTCGGGCGTTACATCCACCCACAGGATGCTGTCTTCCTTGATTGGGCAGGACATGTCGAAGGTGGTTGCCACATTCGTATACGGCGTGTCGATGCCAAACGGCTCTACTTCCGCATCTCCTTTATTGGGTGAGACGAATACCCTGAAGGGATGCGGGACGCTATATGATTTTGATTTGGCTCCCGTCTTGTATCCACTTGCATCCAGGGTATCCGTCCACCCCTCAAAAAGGGCATAGTAGATAGTCTGCATGTTGCTTCCAAGGCTCTGCATAGCATCACCTCACGGAAGCAAACGGCGTGATCCGAGACAGCAGTTCCCGGTCATCGGATGAGTACCAATCCCTGTGTACGCCGTTCTCGATATGAATGACTTCACCGAGACCGCCCCTTCTCACGAACAGCCGTGCGGCAAGTTCGCATTTCTCGCCGTGGTAGCGAGGGGGGACAACAGCGTCTTCGGGACGCTCATGGGGGTATCGCCAGTTAAGGATGACCTCTTCTGCCTGATCGAGGTACTCAATGACAACCGCATCAGTTGCTTCGGGGTCACCTTGTAAGAGCGTTTGCACTCTCCGTATCATCTGTTCAGTTGTCATTTCGTTACCTCATTTCTTTACGGATTTCGCCGTGCGCTTTGTAGTTTTGGGCTTGGTCTCTTCCTTCGCCGCTTCGGCGGCGGTCTCCTCGATGACAGGAGGATTCATGTCCTTTGCAAAGTCATCGAGGATTCCGACAGAGATTGACCCATCAGGATTAACTCTTACTGCCATCAGCCGGACGAAGTGGACGGAGCATGGACATACACGCCCTTCGTCTTATTCGTCTTGACAAACGTATCGTGAGCGTAGCGGATGTTCAGACGATAAGCATCGGCATCGTAGACCTGGTTCGGCGTGAACAGCGCAAGACGATAGTGCTTCATGACCTGAAGGATCGCAGACGGATGAACGATCATGAAGTTGATGGTCGAACCAGTAGCGGTGTAGCCACCCTGCCCATCATGAGCGGACGGATTAGCAAGCGTGATCGCCGTATTGAAACGAGCGGACGGAACACGGATGACACGCATGTCATCGAAGATGTCCACGTTGTAATTCACGTTCTTGTCGATGTTGATTACACGATGCTCGATCTCGCCTTTGAGGTAGTTGTAGACAGTAGGATTGACGAAGAGGACTCTGCCTTCATACGGAACTTCGTTGTCATCCATCGAAGCTTCAGCGGCGAAGATAGCGTCCTTCGTGGTGGATTTGGAAAGAGATCCAGTTGCGCCGTCAATGCCCTGCGTACCAGCCCATTTGCTGAAGCGAAATGCGTCTACTTCGGGGATGACAAAGCGTCTTTCCACTTCGCCGAGGGTGCTGCCGACAAGCTGACCGAGGTATTCCTCGTTGTCGAGGTAGTCGAGGTTGTAGCTTCTGCCACGATCCTGCTCGATCTTGAAGGTCTCCCACCCTGCATCGACATCGCCGGGAACGTAGCCTGCATTGCGGCTATAGTTGCCCATGCCGACAGGATCTACTACCATCATCTTGACAGTATCTACGCCAACCCATTCAGCAGCGGCGTTGTCGAAGATGTTGGTGAGGGCTTCTCTTTTGTAAACATCATCGAGAAGCGGTAAGTACTTCTGTGCCAGGGTAATGCTGTTGCCCACAGGCGCAGCCATAGTTGTTGCCATAGCAATTCTCCTTTTGTTTTTGTGTTACAGCCCGATGTACTTTCGGAGCATCTCCTGTTCGGCTTCGACAGCGGAGACAGGCGCACCAGTAGTAGGCTTGGGCTGTGCGTTGAGTGCTTCCGCACGGATGCGTGTGCGCTCGTTTTCGATAAATGTCTTCACGGCGGCGAAAAAGTCCTCGCTTGCGCCGTCAGGCAGTTTGGATGCAAGGTCTTTAGCGTTGTCGGCATCCATGCCCCAAGACATGAGGTTGGTGGAATATGCGCCGATCCGCTTGTCGGTACGAAGCTGTTCCAGTTCTTCCATCAACTGGCGGTCACGTTCTTCACGTTCGCGCCTATCGTTTTCTTCCTTGGTAGACCGCTCGGTCAGTTCTTTCTTGAAACGAGCGACATCAGAGGAAGCCTTGTCGAAGGACTGCTTGAGCTTTTCGTACTCTGCCTTGTAGTCCGTGGTGTCCTTCTGCGGAGTCTGTTCCGCAGTGTTGGTGTTGGTGACCTCTGCCGTAGATTCGGCGTTAAGTTTGGTCTCGTCTGCCATTCTTTTCTCCTGCGTTTGGTCTCGGTTTTCTCTAACCGCCGTGAAAACACGGATAATTTTGCGTTATTTGCTCCGTTCTCTCGGAGTTGCGATTAAACAGTTTTCTCTAACTGGCTTTTAAGGTGTATGCTCACCTATAGAATCACATGGCTGAATGTAATTTCACACTCTTCCGTGTGTATCTATCGAGGGTAAAAAAATTTAGGGTTTGTTGACCTCTTCGCGGATGAAGTCAATCGTGTTCTTAATGACCGCGACATCCTTCTCAATGTTCGCAATTCTGTCGGATGACTCGCTGAACATTTGGGCGTAGTGGTTATGCGAGTCAAGGCGTTTCTCCACCTCACCCATGCGGTATTCAAGCAAGGCTACAGTCTTCCTGTGAAGCAGAATAGCGGAGATGATGCCGCCGACAGCGGAAACCAATGCTCCGATAGCGATTATCATTTCGGGTGTCATTTTGATCTCCTTTATCCTTCATAGACCTCTACATAGATATGAACGAGGTCTGCCAAGTTGTTATAAACCGGCACTCCTGTAGACCTTGTGCAGATGTAGACGATGTTCGCCTGTTCGTAATACTTGCCCTCAAACAACTCCATGTTGTTGTCATAGTGAATCGGATTGTCGGGCGTATCGCCTTCGCCCGGCTTCTCGACCTCGGCGTAGAGGGCTTCGCTTCCGACCGCACCCGGCTCATAGAGGGTGCTTGAGGTATGCCCCTGCCGCACCTTGTAGAGTTTGCCGTTGTGACGGATTCGTTTATCAAGGTCATACCATGTGTCGGGCTTCCACGAAGGGAAGATGGCAGTTGCGTTAAGTGCATCGCCGTCACTCAATGAGGTGAGTGCCTTGCGGAGCATTCTGCGGACTAAATTCCAGTATTCTCTATTCATTCTTCTTCCCCTTCCCCAAGCAGGATTGCGAGGATTTCATCGTTCGTAAGTTCTTGTTCGACAAGGGTGTATGTCTGCACAATTTCGTCATCGACCTCTTCCCATGCGAACTCATAATCATAACCTTCTGGCGGTTCTGGCGGCTGTGCGAATCGGACAGGCTTGTAGCCAAGACTTCTGTACTGCGCTTCCGTGCCGTTCCAAATGTTGAAACCGCCGATTGTAATCATTTTCGGGGCAATCGTCAGCACCCCTTCTGTTAATTTGCCGTACATATTGCCCCTCCTCATTTGAATCTCGCCGCATCAAGCTGTGCGTTCTTAAGAATTTCTGCAGCTGTCAGCGCGCGGTTGTAGACACGAATTGCATAAATCTTACTGACGCAGGATGCAGGATATTGAGCAGTGTAATAAAACAACTGTCTTGTAAGTGTGCTACCCCACGTTTCGCTATTTGATACTATCGAAGTCTGTTGTCCGTTAAGATACATCAAACTTTTGCCACAAGCTGCATATGTGTTTATGCCGCTTTGTAATAGTATGCCTTTTGATTGGTTATTATTAGACGCAGAAAACGCAATCATATTTTGTGCTTTAAGAATCCATGTAGTGCCGTAGTTGTTTCCCCTCCATGGGATAATCATCTGATAAGTCCCTGCGGCAACATATTCCAGAACAACCTCTATTGTGGAGGTTGTGGTGATGCCGTTGACCACCTTCTCCATTGTTGACTGCCCATTTGGTATGCAGTACTTATCACTTATTACCTTTGCGCTGTTGTAAGTGACATCGTGAGAGCTGCTTACCAAACTCTCCCATTTCGTAGCCGCCGCATTGTGACCGCTCCGTGTGTTCTCAATGCCGTCAAGCCAAAAGATGATGCCGTCCTGCACATAGTCGGAAATGTCACCGCCGCCGCCGCTCTCTTCCTTCAGCAGTCCCCTTCTACGCAGTACGCTCATATCACCACCCCATCGCAGTTCCGTAGTTGTTCAAGATGTCAATTTCATAGTGCTTGCTTGCTTCTACGCTGAAGCCGCTCGGCATTGTTACTGTCTGTGGAAGGGTCAAGGTCGGTGCGGTACTGCCGCTTGCAAAATCAAAGTGGTAGTGCGGAATCTGTCCCTGTGCCGCCGCCGCAAGGGTAACTGTCAGAGAGGTCAGCTCTCCTGTAAAATGGTAAATAACGTAGGGGGAAAGTGCCTGTGTTACTGCCCCTGCCGTTGAAATAGTCTGCTCTGTCCACATATCTATATCCACCTCTACTGATGCGTAGTTCGTCACGTTATACGTTCCGGGGGCTGTGATGTTCAGCGTTCCTGTTGAAGGGTTCGGAACTGCGACCGTAATCTCCGCAGAAGCATACGAAGTCACATCTTCCGTGGTAGTGCCGTTCTGCGTGATGGAGATGTTCTTCGTCCCCGAAGGTGCGTACGGACGAGCGTAGGTTATCGTCACATCGTCTTCAAGGTACTTCGCTTCGGTCAGAAGGGTCTTCGTCCCCGAAGCATTCATCGTTGCGATGTTACTTCCCTTATAGCTGATTTCGACTTCTGCCATCAGTTCACACCCCCTTCGTAAACAGGAAGATTTACCGCCGTCCACACGCCATTAACAAGGCTCATGAACTGTCCGTTACTGCCGCTCGGCGTATCCATTTTCGTGGCAAGCTGTTCCGCGGTGGCGTAGTTCGCAAGGTCTGAAGAATCGGCTTTCAAGGCGAGGGAATTCATCAGGTCGGTCTGATTGCCGATGTCCCCCTCTATCTGCCCCCATATCGCTTCCGTCACAGGGGCTGAACCGCCGCCGCCGATTTCCACGCCGCCGCTCACCTTCACGCCGCCAAGTCTGATGCCGCCGCCGACGGACATCTTGTCATCTACCACCGCACCGCCCATTCGGACAGCACCCATCGTGATGCTCATAATGCAACCTCTCCAACTATCGGAAGCGTCACATCCGACAGCGCACCGCCGATTCGTTCGTACCCGGTTTCCGAAAGACCGACTTGTCCGTCTTTCAGAATCTTTAACTGATACGAAGCCACCATCGGCAGGGCAAGCGTTGCTTCCTGTGTGAGGAAGACGGCGTAGTAGCCTTCTTCGCTGTCATAGTAGACGCTGTCATCGGACAGATAGTAGGAAACGCCGCCGAAGGTGAACTCAATCTCATCGGGAGCGAAATTAGCGAGGTCTTCGCCATTAACTGTATAGGTCAGAAGAATGAGGGCTGTCTGCCCCTTACGGATTTCGTACTCCATCAGCTAACTCCCCCATTGTAGACAGGCAGACTTGCCGCCACCCATGCGCTTCCGTTCCACGAAAGGAACTGCCCTGTGGTCGGCGAGTTCGGTGCGGCGATCTTTGCGTTAAGTGCGCTCTGAAGGTCGGTCTGATTCGACAACGTGCCGCCGATAGTCCCCCATGTGGCTGAACCGCCACCGCCGCCCTGCGTACCGATAAGGTCATACTTGATGCCCATGACCTTGAGGATGTAGGGCTTGCCGCTTGTGGCAACCACAGCATCCGAGTTGACCTTGCCGCTCCAGTTGACATACTTGTTGTGGTTGACAGTCATCACCGCATCGCTGAACGAGAGAGAGATTTCCGACCAACCGACAAATGTCGAGGTATCGGTGTCAGCGAGATTCAAGAAGCGGATAGAATAACTCTGTCCCGGATCAACAGGGATTCGCCGAATCTCGTTGAGACCGCTGAAAGAGGTGTAAATGTCGAGGAAGTCATAGTCATCTATGTCACCCGACAGCGCATAGTTCCCTGCCGCAGAGGAAGTCCCTGCGTTCACATAGAGCGATGTCTCATGTGCTTCCGACAGGAATCCCACCGCTTCGTCAATTGCGGCATTCACGTTATCGCTTTCAAGCCCAACGGACGAGACATACGGAATCTGCGATGCGGTGGCAGTTACATCACCCGACAGCGGATTGCCGTTGACCTTGGTGGTCTTCGGCACATACGGCTCAAGGTCGGTGCTGTCCAAAGCCCCGATCGCATGTGCCGCTGAAGCCTTCGGTACTTTCTGTACCGCTCCGTTCCGCACCACTAAAACTCCGTCAGCGTTTGTGTTCTCCGAAACATCCGCTAAAGGAGTCGCATTGATGGGAAAGCTGTTAAACTGGAAGTCAGGCATTCGGGTTCTCCTCGCTCTTCTTGCCGATCTCTGCCATGATGGGCGATAAGACCGCCATGCACAGCGCAACGATCATCGTCTTAACGGCAGGGTCAAAGGACAGCCGTGCGATAAGCATGTCGATGTTCGCAATCAGTACGCCGATAACGCCCTGCACGATCGTGCGGAGCAATCTGTACTGCCATTCGTTTGAGGTAAGGAATTTCATAGCGGTCTCCTTTAAGGATTAATCCAAAGATAACAGCGGCAGTTTATGTCCAGTTCCGGCACTCCGAAAGCCCCTGGTCTTTGCGCCTTGTAGCCGTCATAGGTAACGAAGTCATCGTTGATTCCAACTGTCACGCCATCGAGCGGAACGTGGTATTCTCGCACACGTTCGTCTTGCATAGTCCACCATGTCTTCGTCTTACCGCCGCCCTTAATGCCAGTTGTAAGCGTAGAATCATTTAGGACTCGGTGAGCATCCGTCTCGGCAACTCTCATGATGTTCTCAATGTTGCCTTCTTCTGCGTACTCGGATACCCTGTCTTCAAAGTTCTTGCCTTCGATCCGATGGTAGATGCTCTCTTCCATCTCATCTGTATTTATAGCGATAGACGTAGAAAGCATTTCGTTTGCGTTATCTACACCCATCACATAGCAGTAGATGAGGTAGTCCAAGATGATGTCGCATGCCTTCTTGGGGTCATATCTTTTTTCGCCGCTCGGCGAAGTCTCGGCAGCTTCTTCCTCAAGGCGAGTGCGTAATTCATTCAGTTCGTCATAAGGAAGTGTCATCGAGTATCTCCACGAAGCCCCTGTCCTCAAGGTATTCCGCTCTCGACCGCAAGACTATCTGCTCATCGCCTGGATTCATCTTTTTGTCCAGTTCGATGTCGAAGTAGTATATCTTCGTCACTACCCTTGTGGGCTTCTTCATCTGTTCTTCATAATCGCTCTTTCCGGGCGCAAGCAGCTTTTCGTAGCCGTCTTTCCGTGGAACGTACTTGAACGGCGGTAAGCCCTCATATATTGCGTCCACAGGGCATTTATCTTCGGTGAGGTCGAGCGGAAGGACGAATCCGTTCTCGCCGTCCTTCACTTGCATGTCGGGGACAGGCGGTATGTCCGTCACGATCACAGGCGTACCGACCGACAGGGCTTCGATGATGGAATAGCTGTAGCCCTCGGTGTCGGATAACTGCACAAGGTAGTCAGCGGCAGCGATGTAGTCCGTAATGTCAAGACGAGGTGTCCTATAAATCATGTTGTCGGACTTCCAGGTCGGCACATCGTTCGTGAACACTTCCCAAGTGAATGGGATGTTCGCATGCTCCAATGCCCGACAGAGGACTTCCATCCGTCTGCCGCCCTTTTCGGGGGACAGCCTTGATGCGGTTATCAGCCGCAACATCTTCCTCGGTTTCGGAACAACCAATGGGTTGTAGCAGAGGTCGATGTCGATGCCGAATTTCTCCATGCCGTTTTTGCGAACGCCCTCGGAGACCGCAAGCACATGACAGCCTTCCGGCAGCTTCGGCAGCGCAAGGCTCTGTACCTTGTAATCGCAATGCATCACGAAGTAGTATTCCTTCGCTTCCACCGCAAATGCGATATCGGAGTTATAGCCGAAGAAGACCTTCTCTGCCGTGTACTTCCGCACTCCGTCCCACTTCTTCGTCCGCACCAACTTCTGAAGTCGGGCTACCTGGTCGGGATCACCATTCTTGTACATGATGGTGATGTCATACTTCTTGCCGTACTTCAGCGCAATTTCGTAGATGAAGGTCTCTACGCCGCCGATGGGGGATATGTTATGGAGATAAAACAGATTCTTCACTCGATTTCCCCTCTCAAAAATCTGTGGGCGTATGAGTTCAGATTGCCCTGCCATTTATAGATGTAAATGACATGCGGATCGTCATAGTGCGGTATATCGCTCTGTAGGACTCGCTTCACAAAGTCGATGTCTTCGCAATATTTAATGCTTTCGTTAAAGCGCTTCTTGCCGATTATCGCCCTGTGGAATGTGTACGCCCACACAGCGTTGTTTCTGTAACCGGGTGTGTACATCTGCGAGGGCTTGCCATCGCTGAACCGCCAATCGTAGCTGATGTAGCCGTAGTAGTTGTCAAGGTTTGAAAACTGGATGTCGAGGTAATCACTTACGATATCGTCATCGCAATCGATAAATGTGATGTACTCCCCTGTCGCAAGTTCAATCCCCCTGTTCCGTGCGGTTGCTATTCCGAGTGCCGCTCCGTAGACCTTGTGCTTGACCCACTCCTTGCCTTCGCACCACTCCCAAAGGAAGCCCATGTCCACCAGGCATCCGTTCTCGACAAGGATCAACTCGATGTCCCGGTTCTTCTTCTGCTCCCCAAGCTTCTTCAGCGTGGACTCAAGTTCGCTCCTTGGGTCAAACTGCTTCGTGCAGTAGACCGGGATGATGATGGAAAGCCGCATCAGACAGAACCGCCCATCGTGTCCTCGCCGTTGTTATTGTCTTCCTCGACAATATCGACTTTACGCTCGGTCTTCGGCGGCGAATTAGGATCTCCCCAAGTCATGTTGAGGTACTTCTGCGACATCGCAACATCTGCAACAGGATCGGACGAGATGCCGCTCTTGCGGAACGCAAGTTCGGGGTGCATCCCTGCCGACAGCATCGTCTGCATCGCCTGTGCCTTGCTCTGAATGTTCTCGGTCTCTTCACGAACGAAGTTCAGTTCAAAGTCCGTCACCTCGATGTCGAGAAGGTTCTTGCGCCGTAAGACATCCGTGAGGATCTCGTCATAGTAGCGGTTCGACCGCTTGAAGAGGTCTTCCGTATTCCGTGCGGAACACCCTGCCTGATACCATCCGTCCCTCGCAAGGATCGCTACGCCGTTTGAACCGCTGCCTGTGCCGCCTGTGTTCGTCCTCGGCATGCCGCAGATGATGAGGATGTGTTCGTAGATATCGTCCACAAGCGTCTGCGTCTGACTTTGGTCAAGCTGCTGCGTCAGCATCTCCACCTTCGCCGCAAGTTCCTGTGTGGACTTTAAGAGAAGGATGCCCCTCTCCTTGATGGTCTCGGCAGTAACACCCTCTTCCAGTTCCGCATTCGTGATGATAAGAAGGCTCTGAATGAACTGTTCGATGCCGTCAGCCCTGTTCGATTGGATATTGTTCAACTGGTCGAGCAGATTGCAGACCAGTTCAAAAGCAGAGGTGTTGATCGAGTTGTACTGGTACTCGATGAGCGGTATATGTCCTAACACGTTAGGCTCGACAGACACCAACTCGTTCGCAAGCACCTGGACATCGGGATAGTCCGTAGCGTATTTGCCACGGCTTGCCCCACGCAGCCGAAACAGCTTCGTTTTCGTCCAAACATCGAGCCATACAGTATCTTCTACTGTCACCATCGAAACGCCGAAAACAGGCTTGTTTCCGGGCTTCAGCGAGTACGCAACAAAGGCGTTCATCGGACGCAGGGCATAGCATTTCAGCGGTGCTTTATCGTCATCGTTCGGTTCGACATAAAGTACTGCCTTGCCGACAGTATGAAACCAATCCGCAAGGTCATTGTCCGCTTCGTGCTTCCCTGCTCTATAGTTGTACTCGTTCAGCTGCTTGACCTTCTCCTGGGCTTCATCGTTCCTTGCGATATAATTCGCAGGGCTTTGAAGGAAAAAGCCGTCCTTGAAGGATACGATCTCCTCGGCGATATTCATCACTACAAAGTTCGTAATGAACTTGTTGCGCTCCTTCTTGCGGTAAAGGATCGGCTGAAGACCCCTTCTGTACCAGTACAGACGCTCCTCTTCCGTCATGTTCATGATGTTGAAGGTGAGCGCACTATTGACCTCATCGATGATGTTCTCTTCGGTGAGGTCTTCAACAGGGGTATAGATCACTCGCCGACCGAATAGGTCGGTGGTCAGGATTCGGTTCTTGCCGACTTCAATGTCGGGCGTTCTGTCAGCCATCCTATATAGCCTTTCTCCCCTTTCGGGGGGCGGCGGCATTCGGAAAGGGTAAGGAACACCGCCGCCGGGAACAAAGAAGGAATGAGTGTAATTCGATGCGAGAGCCTCGGATTCATTTTTTAGCTACCAATTCGTCATACATACTGTCAAGTGAAAATGCTTCACCTATAAAAAGGCAAAAAAATAAGGGGGTTCGTCACCCCCTTGCGGAAGGTTTTGCAGCCAGCCCCTGCAAAATCCTCTTCCGTTATGCACTTATTCCGTCAAGCACCGACCAACTGATGCTCCTCACCTTCTGCGCCCTCTGCATCAGGTGTACGATAGCCATCGCAAGGCAATCAGGCGCATCGTCATGCTTGTTCTTCCCTTCATAAGTAAAGGAAAATACCGATTGCATGAACTGCTGATACTCTTTCGTCCGATTCTGCTCGTCCAGGAACACCATCTTTGACTTGATGTCGGGCGCACGATCAAAGATACGCTGCGTCTTGCCGCTCTGCGAAGCCCAATGCTTCGTGGTTCTCTGAAGGTTGATGTAATAGCCCCTCTCCTTGAACCGAGCGGACAACTCATCGGCGTATGTCCCGGTCACCCTCGTTCCCTCAACATACATCGCAGCTACGTTGTTCCGTATAGCGCACTCCACAACAAGCGGCTCTGATCCGTACTTGTCCGTGTTGGAGTAGACCACATCGGGGATGTACAACTCGTTTCCGTACTGCACCACCACACACGCAGCTACATAGTCACCGCCGCCCCATGATGGGTCAACCGCCATGAATACCCTGTCAGGCTCTTCCTTCGGCAACTCGCCGTTGTAGTACCGCATCGCTGACGGCTCAAAGACCGCTCCGTCACGCTCGATAGGCGTTCCCATGAACTGCGCAAGCCACGATGCCATATCGTCCGACTCCGCAAAACTCGCCCTTACCTTCTTGAATGCGTCCGTTGAGAACCCAAGACCATACGGATAGTCAAAGTTCGACTCGTCCTTGTCATTCAGCGCAGGGACATTCACTATCTTGTAACGCCAGTTCTTGAAGTTGGGGTTCGTCTGTATGAGGTCGATGCGGCGAGAGATGCAATCGTAAATGCTCCAACGTGTTCCGATCCATAGGTGCTTCGTGCCGCCCTTGCGCCTGGACAGTAAGTTGTTCGATACTGTACTCCAGGTCTTCGCCAGTAAATCGGGATTCCTCGCTTCATCTATACCGCTGTGGATATCATCGATCACTATCGCTCCCGATGCGTCAGCCAAGCCGTTTAGGGCTGCATTTATCGCTCGGCACATGAACGAGGGGTACTTCTTCTTCCGTCCGACATTCATGAAACCGATCGCCGCATTGGTATTTGCCACCACCGCTTTCGGAAAAATCGTCTGTAGATCGTAGGTATCCGAATCATTGAAGATCTCCAAAATGCCGTTGAAGAAGATGTCTACTACATCCTTCGTGTAACTGCTATACAGATTCGTTGCTTCGGGATCTCGGCACATCTGCCATATCAGCCACATCATCACCAAGGTCGATTTCCCGGTTCTCGGCGGCTGCGACAGGAAGAGTTCGTCAAGCTTATCGTCCGCAAGATCCTGCATCGCTTCGCAGACAGTAAGCAGCTTCTCTCGCCGAGGTAACCAAAACTTCTTCTCCGGCGGTCGATACCACTCCAAAGCTATCATGAAATCGTCAAAACGATACGGCGCAGACAGCACATACGATTTGTGGAGCAGTTCGTAAAACATCTCGATCCTGTCTCCGTCTTTTATGTGCTTCTTGCAGACCTTCCGAAAACCATTAAGTAGCGCAAGCTGCTTCTTCGCCCCTCTGAACCCCTTCTCAAGACACGCAAACGCCGAGCGGTAGTCCCCTGCCTGTCCATACCGCATGTACGCTTCGTATAAGTTGATCGCCTTCGCTGTCTCCATGTACAACCACTTATCACTTCGTCATACATAAACGCAAGAACAGACAGACCGCCCTTTTTATTTTTAAAAAATTTTTTGGATCACAGTTTCCGATCGGAACAGAAAAGCGGCAGAGTATTCCATCTGCCGCCCCAAGTGAGATTAAAAGCATAATTATATTAACTCCATCCTAATCCTCTGTCAAGTACTACCTTGATTAATAAATATATATATTATATCCCTCTGATCGTTTATATATATTATTCTCCTACGCCATTTATATATATTTATTCTCTCTGAATCCGAAAGTATACTATGGGGTATTTATATATTTATTTATTTCTCTCTTCTGCTTCTCTTCTCTCTGCTGTTATACGTTATCTCTACCTCTGCTGTTTAGATTTGAAAGTAAATTAGGGGGTTAACTGATTAAATTTCTTATATTTCACTTTCCCTATGGGTATATCAACCAACATACACTATTCAACCACTACAGACCAGTAGACAGGACGCGACGCACCGAACATATGTTCGATTCCAGGGGTTGCGTCAATCGGAAGAAATGTTAAAAGCCGTATATATGCGCATTGTAAGGGCATGAAAAGCCGCTTTTATTCGTTTATCGATATACATTTATTCGTTAAACAAGAGTTTAACGCATAAAGAACATACGTTCGATTGTAGACCCTGGAATTGTATGCATGTATACATGTATACAATGATACAAATATACCAGTATACAATTATACATGTGTACAATGTTTTTTTCGTCTCCTCTGCTCCGCTTGGTTAAAATTACAACTATGTATTTATCTATAATTAATCTAATATATAATATTATATATATAATAAACGGCAGCGTATATCTAATATAATATATTATATAATATAATAATGCGTATTATATAGACTGGCATATAAATATAATATAATGCTATGGTATATCTAATATGCTATATTATGTACAGAATGATCTTTGTACCTTGTTTTGTATGTATTTATCTATATGTTATTATATGATATACTATATATAGTATATGATGCCCTGTTTTAAGCCATTTGCTACTATATCATGTTATTATTTATCGATTTAAGGCAATTCCTCTTAAATCGATTTTTTTATGCCGCTTGATATAAGTATTACCTAAAAGCTTAAAGCCATAAAAGTGCCCTTTTTAAGCCTTACAAAGCATAGTCTGTATTATCCATGTATTGAATAATATTATATTTAATCATCCTGGAATATGTAATTATATACGCCTTATTACATATTATTTATTGCATGGTAATATATAAGGTATCCTGTATAATATATATTGTAGGGAATACCTATAGAATATGAAAAGAGGATAAAAAGCAATGACAAAGAAAGACATTTATAACAAGTACGGCATAGAGTACAAAGCCGGAAAGATTTTTCATCATGAGTTCGGATGGATCGCGCCGCTTTTAGTGGATGGTAATACAAAGCTTGGACATGGCGTTTGGACTTTTTCCACTCTTCCGACTAATCGTATTTACCATGTTACCATCAATGACAAAGAATATGAAATCATGGGAACATGCCCTTGCCATTGTGACGGATGCTATGCTACCAAAGGCAACTACAATTTTAGCAATGTCATCATTGCATTAGCAATTAGAACATGGCTTTGCTATAACGATATGCCGTTTGTATGCAATGCAATCATGGCACAGATTGAAGCGGAAAACATAAAGCTTTTCCGCATCCATGCAAGCGGTGATTTCTTCTCAGATGAATATATCAACATGTGGAAATACATTGTTTCTAATAATCCTAATTGCGTTTTTTGGACATATACAAAGAATTCCAAAGCGGAAACGGCATTTGATAACTATAGCAATGCCAATATCGTAAAGAGTATTATCAGCGGTTTCGGTTTCAACTTTGGACATTGTGATTATATTTTGAGAGTTTACAAAGCCCTGAAAGAAATGGGGAAAAGCGTTTACATCTGCAGATGCGGCATTGATAAAAATCAGCATTGCACAGATTGTAAAGGATGTAGTGAACATGACTTTGTGCTTTTCGTAGAACACAGCACCGCATACAAAGCCGAAGAAGACCCTTGCTATGATGAACTGAAAAGAGTTATTGAAGCGCAGCGCAAAGCTTAAAAAAGCCGCTTTTCCGCTTTTAGAATAGAGTAGATTACTACTCTATTCAATAAAACGGCAAAGCCGTAAAAAAGCCCTTTTTAGGGCTTAAAAAGAGAGAGGATAAAAGCAATGACGTTCTGCAATGTTTTAAAAGAGGGCAAAACTGAACACGGAAGAAACATCACGGCGTACAGATGCATTGACAAGTACTCTGTTTCTGAACATTATGAAGTGGTGGTTTCTGAAAACAGTTTAGCGATATGGTATGAAAGATGCGCAAAAACCACATGGAAAAAGAAGTTTTCTGCGATGCAGAGAGAATATTAAAAGAGAGGTGAAAAGCAATGAAACAGCGTACATACAGATTTCTTCCTGAATACGCAAACGAAAAGAAAGACCGCATAAAGCAGCTTTCTGCCAACTATACGGAAAACGATTATATCAAAGACGCAAGCGATATTGCGATAAAGAGAATTGATATAATTCTTCGGTCTGCAAAACGTGGATTTCTGACATTGGATGAAGCAATGCACGATATCAGCGAGATTGATGTGATGGAATATGTTTACTTTCTGCGGACTTTGCAGTTTGACAAGCTTCCATATGTAGGATGAAAGAGAGGATAAAGAGAGATGAACTATAACGTGTTCTATTTGGCTTTTGCTGACGAATACAGGATGACGATTGAACTGAACAACATGCCGCCGTTTCTGCATCCGTTTAATAACGATTTTGATGATGAGCAGTATAAAGAGATCGAGATAGAAACAGATGCTTTCTACGATGATGAGACAGGCGAGTGGGATGAGGATGGCATCCGTTCTGCGGCTGAAAAAGCGGTAAAAGAGCGGTTCGGCAACGATTGCACGATTAAATGGTGAGGTGATAACGATGACGATTGTAAGCGAAAATTATGTAAAGTGTTTTGAACTGGTAGTTGTTTTCTGCGATGGTGAAAAGGCTGTGTACCTTTATCCGACTAAAGAGAGTGCGGAGCATGGTGGCGAGAGCATGAAGATAGCACTCGGAAATCAAATTGAATGGTACGGAGTCCGGCAGCGCATGCTCTGACTTGTAAGCTTTTAGAGTGTGGAAGCTGAAACCCTGATTTCTGCACTCCATAAAGCCCACAAGGCTAATAAAAAGAGAGGTGTAATCAATGTACGAAACTAACGAGTATCGGAAGGTAAAGGATATCTTTTCTATCCCTTGCGCAACCAATCTTAAAGGCGAAAAGATGATATCTGTAGTTGACGGATACTGCGGTGTAAAGTGGGCATATGTCCAGTATGCAGACGGCATGCGTTTATATCGTCAGCGCAAGCCCTGGGAAATGTGGGAACTGTGGCGCACAACCATCTGCACCAACATTTGAGGTGACGATATGAGCAAACGATTTACGGATCACATTAAAGATAGTGTGAGAAGAGATTACAACAGCAAGACAATGACAGTTGAACAGATCGTGCAGCGGTACGGAGTAGCAAGGCGAACAGTATATGAATGGTGTTCTGCGAGTCATGGAAGACGGAACAGCATCAACAGGAAAGCAGTTTATCTTTCCAAAGACGAAACGGAAGCTGTTCTGCTTCTCATCCTAATGGGCGAAAAGGACTCCGGCAAATACAGAGATATAGTAAAGGCTTTAGAACAGAGACTGCTAACGATTGCAGACGAATTTACGGAAATGTAAAATAGTGCTTGCAATTTTATAAGGTATGACTTATAATGAAATTACCAAATGAGAGGAAGGTAAAAAGCAATGGCAAGGAATGGTGTATGGATCGCAGAGATTGAGCGTTTCGGTTATACGCTCCGTACTGTAGGAAGGACGAAAGCTGAAGCGCATGACGCAATCATGGAAGTATATGACAACACGTTCAAGGAACTGAACGGCACATCCTCTTCTGTCGAGATTGAAGACGGATGCGAGAGGACTTACAAGGAAGTGGCAGAGGATGAACTCTACGTTCACTTCTGCGAATACGGAATCGTTAACTGGGAATGAAAGGAAGGTAGAAAGCAAATGAAAAGACAGTTAGGTAAAATCCAGTATGGTAGGTATGACATCCGCATCGTCCGGGACATGGACGCAAAGGAAACGCCCTTCAGAGTTACCGCATCCTTCTATGTTGATAGTGACGATGAGGTCGGTTTTAATAGATGCACAAAGACGATCCTCAAGGCGAACACCATGAAGGAGTGTCTGGAACACCTCGCAAGCTTTTGAGACTTTTAGAAGGCAGAAGACCTCTTCTGCCCTCTGTAAAGCCCCAAAAGGCTTAAAGAAAGGAGATAAAAAACAATGACCTATAAAGTTAGAATGAGCATCTACAACAACCTGATGGATGACATGCTCGCATTCCACGATGAAAGCAACGCCAAAGAAGTTGAAGAGTTCTACGAATTCTACAAGGGATTTCATGAAGACCTCACGCTTGAAGAGTTCAAAGAGGTTTATGAAGACGCATTAAGAGATTTGGAAAGGGAGAACTGACATGACCTACACAGCACCGAATGGTGGAGCATATCCGATTTATGATAAACTCCTCGACCAGTACCATGTTCTGATCGCAGGGCAGACCAGGAGCGGCAAGAGCGTGACCGAGAAGGGACTTATCTACAACCTCGTCAACATGTATACTCCCGAAGAAGCAGAGATCTACCTCATCGATCCCAAGATGGTTGACCTTGAGCCGTGGAGATCGTTGCCGCATGTGAAGGACTATGCGGACAACCCAGAAGACGCTGTCCTCGTTCTTGAGGGAGTGAAGGACAGGATGATGGAGAGATACGCCATTCTGAAGCGTGAAGGCAAGGACAAGTGGGATGGTTCTCACATCTATGTCTTCATTGACGAGATGGCAGACATCCTGGACGATGGCGGCAAAGAGTTCATGGATATTCTGAAAAAGCTTCTGCGGCTCGGAGCGGCTGCAAGAATTCACATCATCGGGCTGTCCCAGTTTGCAAAGAAGGCAGCGATCCCGGCAATGGTTATCGACAACTTCACTTGTAACGTGGGGCTGAAGATGAGGGACAAGATCGCAAGCCGTCAGATCATCGGCAAAACTGGCTGCGAGAAACTGGAACTCGGCGGCAATGCCATCATCGTATGGGAGACCGGGGAGTCTGAAGAAGTACACTTCCCCATGTACACAGACGCACATTATATCGCAATGCGGAGATACTATTCCGCGCAGCGTATGATGATTTACAAAGCAGAAAGGGGCATGTGATATGGCAGCACAGAAAAAGCCGAAGAAGGATCGGAAGACATCAGACGCACAGCTTCGTGCAACGGCAAAGTACGAAGCGGAGAACACAAAGAGGTTTACTGTAAAGGTGAACAAGCGGACGGAGTCGGACATCCTGGAAGCCTTGACAAAACAGGAGAGCATGCAAGGCTACATCAAGCGTCTGATCCGTGAGGACATCGCAAGGAACGGATGAAGGGAGAGGATAAAGAGAGACCCAGGGGAGAGATCCCTTGGGTCTTTTTTTGTTGTTCTGTGATGCAACAACAAGAGGAACGAACGGAGCAGTATACAAGCCCTGCGATTCAAAACGCCCCCATTCTCGGCTTCTGCCGCTGTTCTGAAGGAATGGGCTGCGTCTGTGGCTTAAGGGCAGTAACGTGCCGTTTTAGGTCTCACGCAAGCAACGGCATCACCTTCCCTTCTTCTATATCCACCCGGCACTATTTGCCACTTCTGCTCTTAAGTCTAATGAACGTGCCGTACTCGTCAATATCGTACAGTATCTTCCCCTGCCGCAACGCTTCGATGTCCTCTTCGGTAATCTCATAGTAAGAGTTTCCGAAGATGGATGACCTTCTGCACACGTTCTCCATCTCGCATGTTTTAAACTCGTCCATAAACCATGATTCCTTCGCCATGCAATTCTCGCACTTGCGAAGAGGGCTTCCAAACTTTTTGCATCTGCCAATCGAATCTTTTAAATCACAATCCATCTCTCCACTTCTCCTTCTTCTTCTGCGCCGCATTTGCCCCTTCATCCATGTTGCTTGGAAGACATTGGAACTTGGTTATCTCGTCTCTTGCCCACCGCTCCACTTGTTCCTTTGCGTATGCGATGAGCGTCTCTCCGTGGATGTTGTCCGAGAACAACTCAAACCGCCGTGACCGAAAGAAGCGTTCGACAGCAGCCGCCTTCCCTTGTGCTTCGTTGTAGATCCACCGCATCCGCTTCTTGATTTGAGATGCGCTCCGAGCAGGGTATCGCTTCGACCAGTATCGGCTCATCGTCCGAGCGGTGCTTTCGATCCGCTTATACTCGTTCGTTATGTTCTTCCCTGGATTCAGCGTCTTGTTGTAAGCAAACGCCTTCATGGTTATGAGTGCGGTGACATAGTCTCTGTACGCCTGTTTGACCACCCCTGCCCGGAGTTCCGCTATGCCAAGATCGTCAAGCCATTCCCCTGCCATCTCCACCTCACGGAAGTAAGTTTGCGTTTTCGATCAGCTGCTTCTCCGACAGCGTCTCTGCCCTCACGGAAATCTGCACATCCTGTTTAGTCTGCTGTGCAAGGTATCCGTGGTTGTTCTGCATGTCGGAAAGGTAGATGAGCGGTGCGACCTTGTTCTGCAATGCGTATTGCTTCTTGCCTGTTGCGATGTCATTCAGCGCAAGGTCGAGAACCTGGACGAATTCGGGATTAGCATCTCCCCGAATCCAAGTCATCAGCACTCGCCTTGTTACCCCAAGGAAGGACGCAAGCAGTTCCACATCGGGGACGATCTGAATCCCTGCGGTCTCCGCTTGGAATATCATCTCAAAGAACGCATCGACCGCACCCTGAAGTTCTGCACCGCTGCCGAAGTACCGAAGTCCCGGAGTCTGCCGCATGCGTCTGAATGCAGTAGTGAGAACAGCGGTAGCCGCCTTGGTGTCTGTCGGGATCTGCGAGTAGTCGATGGCAAGCGTGTTGTCTTCCTTCGCCTTTTCTCTGATGGCGGCAGCTTCCTTTGCTGAAGTCACACCCTCTACATTTCCTTCTACCTTCTCCACAAAGGGCATTTCAGTTTTCTTTTTCCGTGCCATTATTCTCCTCTTCTACTCTGTCTGCTTCGTAAATGCTGCCGAGGAATCTCTTCAGCGTGTGGTAGGTCATGGATTCAAGAACTCCTCTGTGCCTTGTCCATTCCTGTGACCCCGGCTTTATGATGAACCACATATGGTCGGACGCTTCAAACTCTGCCATCGTGGTAATGCGCTTCCCAATCTTGTACTTGCGCTTACTCATAGATTTCCGTTCTCCCATTCTTCCAACGCTTTCTTGGCGATCTCTTCCCTCTCTTTGATGAATGTGGATACAACGAGGTCGAGGACATCGCTGATTTTCTCAAACAGGCTTGATAAGGTGTTGGGGTTGATATCGTTATTTTCAATTACCCTCGCAATTGTAGCAAGATGTTCGATTCTATAGCCGTATAGCGTTTTCGCCGCAGGGACAGCTTCCAATCCGTGCTTGTCATACAACCATTGGCTTTTCTGCCCAAGGCTATACTCGTCTTTCTCTTCGTCCCACACTTCCGGTTCTTCGCCGATCGCCGCAATGGCATCTTTCCTCGTGATGTACTCTTCAATCATCCTCTCTCCTTTCTGCTCCCCAATGCGGGATTTCTATAAGCTGTTCATTTTCTTTTCCACAGTACATACATCTTGCTATTGCTCTATATACGTTGCTGTGCGGTTTCTTTTCGGCAAGATATAATTCTATTTCAGATGGCTTGTACCAATGCCGACCGAGGATGCAAGATACTCGCTTCATTCCTCGCTCCTTCCATACGGCTTCGGGAGCGGCATCCATGCGATTACTTCATCTTCGACCGGTTTATACGCATACATCTGCTCCCACCAAGTACAACCGGACTTGTTTTGCCGATACGCGGCAACCATCATATCTCCGAATTCGTTTTGAATTAGATAGTACCTCTGTACTCCGTATTCATGCTCATTTGGTTTTGGCAACCCATCCGTCACAGGAATCCAACGAGGTGCGGAAGGCAAGTCCTTAACCCTTGTACTGATAGACTTGTTCAACTCCAAGAGTTTCATGTCTTTGTATGTAAGCGGAGATTCTTCATCATCCCCGACCACATCGAAAAACTCATAAATTGTATGATGTATCACATCAATCGCATCCTGTCTTTCAATCGTGTCCATCTAACCACCTCGCTTGTTCTGACGGCTCATACCGCCTGTTCCACGCTTCGATTGCTTCTTCCTGCGTATACTCTGTCGTATTAGGGTCTGGGACAAGTGCAGAGCAGTTTTCACACTGCACGAAAAAATACTCATACTTCATCCAAACGTGAATATCTTTACTGCCGCAAAATGGGCATGGTTTTAATTCACTCATCTTCCTCTCCTTTCGCCATCTTATGGAACGCATCAAGTCCATTATCCGCAATACATTCGAGGTACTTTAGTAATTCGGCTTCTGTATCCGGGTGGAAATGTCTGCCGTTTTTGACCTTGTTGTAATAACTTAATGGTTCGCACTGTGTCCACGTGTCTCCGCCGTATGCTTTCCCTGCGCCTATCCAATCGCAGATCATCTCAATGACATACTTCCTTGGGATTCGGTTTGCTATAACCTCTCCGTTTTTCCCGAAGTCCGTCCAGTATTCCCAATGGTGTGGGTTTCGCCCTTTATGGTGAAGCCATGCGGCAGAATACCCAACAGCAACTTTCTCGGCTTCAATAGGGCTACGTGTGCCTTGGAAATACTTTGCCGATGACACAAATTCGTTAGGGCTAAACTTGGAAAGATCATGCGTTATTCCTTGCCATACAAGCCCACAGGCAAAGCACTCTTTGAACACAATTGCTTTATGCCTACATATGGTTTTCAAGTGTTTCCAAATATAGCTCATTCTTCTCCTTTCACATCCGAATCCTTTCCCACGATGATTTACACGCTCCGTGGAGTTCTTGCAGTTTCCATATTTCCGCTATTGTCATACCGGCATCAAGTAGCTTTAGAATCGTGCCGTCTTCGAACGTATATACCCACACCATCATTCTTCCTCTCCTTTTACCGACTTTCCTGTCGGGGACATCTTTCGCTGTGCGGATGGCAAGGCGTTCAGCACCTTTTCCGCGTCTTCTGCATCAATGTAACCAAATGCACCATCGGAATTAGCCTCTTTAAGGATTGCCTCAATCGCCGCCTGTCTGCTGATTAAATCAACGCTATCCAATGCGTTCAACGTGTTGGAAGCGTTGGTCTGCGATAGTTCGTCTTCCACGAACTTGAGAAACTCTCCCATGCGACCGCCAAATATCGCTCGTTGTTCTTTGGCAAACTCAACAGCTTCGGCTCTATTCATCTTCCTCTCCTTCGCTTAACTTAATCCCAGTAAGTTTTTCAAACAGTTGGACTGCGATATCCTCTGGATACATTCTACACAGGATCTCTAACAGTTCTTCTGGCGGTCGATTTTCCGCTTTTCGTCTTTTTAACTCAAACTCATGCCTCATCCGCTCTACTCTCCATCATGTCCACTATCTCTGCGAGAAGAACCATGCACCGAAGCAGTGTGTCAGCCGTCAGCGCAACAGCCGTCTTCGTTATCAGGTCTGCATCGCCCAGTTCGCTGATTGCATCAATCATCTTTTCGTTTGCCGCCTTAAACTCTTCGGCAGCACTCAATCTACTCATCGTTTCTCCTTTCTCCGCGCTTGCAGAAGAAATCATCTTCGGGCATCCAGTTGTAATAGCAGTCCTCGCAAATGCAAGGGCAAGTTTCATCGTCCCATCCATTGATGTCATTGGGCGCATAAACGATATTCCCATCGCCCTTTATCGGTCTGTGCTTGCAATCCCTGCACCGCACGACTTCGACAACATCAGCGGTGGGCGTGTACCGCAGTTCCTTTTTGGCAATATCTCTTATATCTGGCGGATAACGGTCAATCCGCTTTCTAAATTCACTCGCATCAATGTACCTCGGCATCGTCGCTCCTTTCACCATGCCACATAAAGCAGTTCCTTCGGAAACGTGTTCCATCCACTCCAACTATTAGGGTCTTCGATATCGTCTATGCACTCTTTAAGACTTTTTAAAGCCGCTAAAGCACTCTGCGTTGTTCCCCATCCGTTCGGTGGATTGTACTTCTCAAACTCATCTTCATGTTCAGTCAGATTCACAATGCCACGAACGATGTTCTGATACACATCAGAAACTTTATAAAACTCGCCCTGCTTAAAGTCCCACCCGGTACACGCTCTGAACATCTCGCCCAGATTGTATGTCGGATTGTTTCTCTCCGGCTCTGCTATAATCGCAAACTCATTGTCATTCTCCGCACCCTCTACCTTTACAGCAATTCTCAAATCGTAACTCATTCCTCGCTCCTTTCGCCCTGTGAACAAAAGTCATATAGTTGGGACAGCCCCATTCCAAGGTCACAAAAAGTATTGCCGCTCATTCGCTTTAGGCTATTGTGTTTACAATCCTTACACCGCACAATCTCTCCTGTCCTTTCAAAACTTCGAAGCCCTTCTACTGGCTCTCCAACCTTGAAGATATACTCATTCTCCATCTTTTCTCCCTTCAGTTAAACGGCAATTCTTCATCGCATGCCCTCACTCCTTCGAAAAGTGCCTTTTCGGCGGTCTCGCTGTCGAGTTCGATAATGTTATCATCTTCGCATACAAAACCGCCGCAAGGCTGCTTTTCGGATGCCGCAGGGTCATTCCACTTCTGCTTCGACAACAACATCATCAAGAACTACCTTTGTCCTCTGCTTCAGTTCGCTCTCATACCCATAGGTATCTTGCTGTTCGTACTCGTCCCTGACGCCCTGTAATACTTCAGGACATTCCGTCCTCGCAAAGAACGCCGCCGCCCTATATCTGAACATCAAATCGGGTGCTGTCTTCCATTGTGATCCCGGTTTACTATCCCATCCGTAAGCCTTCACCATGTTCCAATCAACAACAACGCCGTTTACTGTCTGCCCTGTCGATTTATCAATGGCTTGCACAAAGCATCCGTAATCCTTTGTCCCTGGTTCTCCAACGAACACGTATCGCACCTTATCGTATTTCCCACACGCTTTGATGGCATTCATGCAGAACGATCCGCTCCATGACGGCTTTCCCCTAACGATGTAAAGATTCTGCATCACTTGCATTAAACTGAAACCAGTACGTGAAGCCATATCCATCGCAAGAAGTACGTTTTCAGGTTTGTTGTGGTAAACATCGGGTACAAGATCCGACTTCGCAAGCACCATTGCATTCTTGTAGGCTTTGTTAAGGGCATCGCCACTCATGTAGTCAAGCTGCCCTGTCTTTACACCGATCTCCGTGTTTTCGTTTTGTACCGCTACCGCTGTTTTCTGTTCAGCCATTGCTATCCTCCCTTGCCCATTTCTTAAACACGTTGTTGAAGTTTCCCTTGTTTCCGTACAGACGCTTGCACATCGCCATCGTCACTCCTTTGCCTTTTTCTTTCTCGGCTTCTTCTTCAGTGCATTGTGAAGAGTTAAACATGCAAGAGCAACCTCGTCCTCTTTTGGCAGTTCGACAAGCTTATAGGTCTCGTCATTGTGAAGGTGCAAAATAAGGATCTTATCCACCTTCATCCCCTGCTCTTCGATCATCAAGCGGTAAAGGTTCTGCCCTGCTCCGTATAGTGTCTTCTGAAGTGACGATGAAGATTTCAAATCGACAATGCACTTCTCTCCGTCTACAGTTCCGTATCTGTCCAATGTCCCGGCATACTTGCGAGATGGACTATAGCAACTGTATTCGACCTTCTCCCACTTCACCTTGTGTTCCTTTCGGAATTTCACATAAGCTTTCACATATGGCAGAATGTCTTCGTCAGTTTCTACTGATCCGTATACATCAAGTGCTTCGCATGCCTTGTGTATTCTCGTCCCACGATCTGCCGCCGCATCCAGGATGTACTGTGTAACTTCTCCGTATACTTCACGGCTTATGAATCTTGTTACCTCGCTAACCGAAGGAAGCACTTCGCCATCAAGCGTATATTCATGCTGCCCCTCTTCGTTTATAAACAGAAGCCTTGCCATTCCATTTCCCCCTTATACATCTCCTATCCTTTCTCTCACCTCTTTCATCAGCTCCTCAAACTCGGCTTGAATTCCTTCCGCAATGTTGAGAGCGTCCTTCAGTTCGATGACCTTGTCCCCCATAAACCGCTCACGCTGAACAATCTGTCTTGCCCCGGCAATCGCTGCGCAGAAATTACTGTAGTAAGCAAGTGTGTTTACCATTTGCTTCTTGGTCTTTTTGTCAATGCCGCCAAGGGTCACCACGTTATACCCATAGCTTGTAGCTGTGATGTAGTATCCGTCTGTTACATGAATCATCTTTTCTTCCTTCCTTCGTAGCGGCTTCTGTTATGCTCCTTCAGATTCCGGGAGAACAGCTTCTCGCCTGTCCATCCCCATGCCATCCTTCGGTGCATCGTCCGCTCCGATACATTAAGTTCCCTTGCCCATTCCTTGATGGTCATCGACTTTCCGTCCCATTCGTAGACCTTTGCGTCTCGCCGTACCTTCCTTGATACTCTCAATCTGTCACCTCGCTAATCTCAAGTATGACCTTATATACGCCCTTCTCGACCGAGAAGGTGTCTGTGAATCCCAACACGCACTTCCTGTTGTCATCCTTCAGCTTGCCGCATTCGACCATCGCATCCAGGATGAACTTCCGTGATGCCGCTACATTGTCAAGGTCTCTCCTACTATTTCCTTCGACCCAATGGAAATGTATGTAGATCGGATGATTAAACTTTGGAAGCTTCGATATGTACGGAGAAATCTCCTTTTGGATTCTCTTCTTCATCGAAGCACCACCATAAGCATTCCCTCGGCAAGCTGCGATATAATCGTTGAGTGAAGGCATCTTCACCGGGATCTCTACTCTGCGTATTTCCACCGATAACCCCCTGCATGTTCTCTTTTGCCTGTGCAACACTTGTAGATGTTGCCTTCATATGCTCCTGTCACCCTTTCCGCTTCTGCCAAACTGAAGAACTCTGCTATGGCGTTTCCTTCATCGTCCATCTGTATGACCTTTCGCATGTGAGGTGGAATTTTAGTGCCATTATCATATGCATACTGGATGTTCTCGCTTTGTGTACACCATACGATGTTGTCCACTCTGTTGTTCTTCGGATTAGCGTCCAGGTGGTTTATGCAATCCTTTCCTTCCGGCTTCTCCAAAAACGCCATCGCAACGATCCTATGTATTGGCGTTGTGTTTTGTTTTACGCCATCCCACAATCCAATCGCATAATATCCGTTTGGCAACAAGCACTTTTTCAATGGCATCGCTTCCCTTGTGAAAACGCTATAACCACCCCATTTGTTTTTCTGCTTCACAACATACGGAATTCTTCTGATTTCGCCAAAGTTGGAGACTTCATATTGTGTTTCATATCCGACAACTGGTCTCCATTCTTCGATAAGTTCATTCGTCATCGTCATCCCTCATCTTGAACATCCCGGTCACGAACCCAACAAGGATCGCAAACAGTATCACCACCACAGGCATCGCCGCTCCGATAATCATCGGCAGAAATGCCATCAGCCATGTGGTCTCTAACGCTCCGACCGCCTTCAAGATTCCAAGCACCATCGTTGCCGTCACGCATGTCGTCATGAACAGTACCCATATCCCTGTCGAGCAGCCGCTATTCTTTTTCTTCACGCATTCTCCTTTCTGAACTTTCGTCTGTTAAAATCCTTGAAGTCGGGTACTTTCCAAAAGCACCAATTCCTACACCATTGCTGAAGCTTTAAATACACAGGATCACAATGTTCTTTGTCATACACCATTGGAAATGGAGCAAAGTTTAATTCCCTGCATAACTGGATTCTGTAAAGGTCTTGCTCAAGCGTTGTGTCAAAGTTCACAAGGATATAAACGCATACCTTATGCCTATCAAGACCTGTCTTCTCTTTGAACATCCGCATCCTTGGCTCGATAATGTCCTTGTCTTGCCATCTGTCGAATGCCAGGTGCAAGTTCTTTAGCCGAATCCGTTTTAATAATTCAAGGTTCTTCTCGTTCACCAATCGAATGTCTATCCCCTGGTTGAACTCAACACTTGCCTTGCTTTCTACAAGCTGCTGTAGCAGTTCCATATGTTCCCTGCATCCAAGGATATTCGGATCGCAAAGAACGATGTTCTTCTGCCCTCTCCAAAACTCCGACAAGTCTGCGACCTTGTATGATCTTCTGCCCTCTTTCGCTTCCACATGGCAGAAATCACATCCCCTTGGGCAACCCCTTGTAAGAAACCCATATGCGGTATCTTTCGTCAGCGTTGGATAAATCGAATAGTCGGGATAGATGTGTTCAATCTCATACGGCAAGTCTTTGTCTTTTGATTTATCGTATACCTCTTTCCCATCGACAATGCTTATGCAGTATCCGCTGCCCCCCTTCTGAATCTCATCAGCGTAGATTGGATAGTTGTAATCTTCTGTGAACGAGAAGACCTTGCTCATGTAGACCTTATCGTATCTGCTGATCAAACCATCAAACGGATCGTACCAACGCACATCATCGCCCAGGCTCTTATGCCAAGCGGAAATCTTCATGAGCGGAAGGTTCGGAAAGTTATGCCCATCGACATCTATCAATCCGATCTTCATGTCATCCCAACCACCCATCAATCGAAGCTTTCTTGATCGCTCCGTAGACCGCACCGAAGACCTCTCTGTTGAGCCGCTCATAGTCGATGTCGATGATGACCCTGTGCTGTGCCAGGAACTCGTCCATTCCGATTCGGAGCGGCTTGTCGAGGTCTACGTTTACATCTACTGGCTCGTCTCGTTTGATATCCTCAAGCGTGATCCCTGTCCACCGCTCAAGTGCCTTCATACCATAGTCCGCTATCGTTCCTCTTGAAGCGCAGACAGTAAGGAAGTTGCTGTTGTACCCCATGCTCCGAGAGATATCGCTTGCAAACAGCATCTTCTCCTTCAGTTTCGCCTTCAGCTTTGCGCCGTCAATTTCGTGCATCATTAGTCATTCCCCCTTCTTGATGTAGTACCTTGCGTACCGCTTTACTGTTCCGTCCTTCGTGACAACTATCTCGTCCTTCTTGCTCACAGGAATCTGATGCTTGTGCTTCAGTTCCCAAATCCTCGCTCCGAGCCGCATGCAGCCAAATTCGTTCAAGGCTTCAAGCGGCGTGATGCCATCTTCGTGAAGGAACATGTAGGCAAGGATCTTTACCTTCTGCGAATTGTTGTCCATCATGCTTCTTCCTTTCTTTCGATTCCTTTGAGACCAGGATTCTTCTCCATGATTCCTTGGATGATGTTCTTCAGCGGCAAAGGTATCTGATCGTCCTTCGTCTTCCGAGCAGCCATGTTGGTGTAGATGTCACGGAACTGCGCCCTGTCTGCCATCTGATTCTCGCTCTCGCAAAGGCTCTTGAAACCGCCCATCGCACGAACCGCTCTCTTCGTGGTCTCATCCAGGGACGCAAGGGCTTCCTCTTCTCGGTAGTATCCGTACCGCTGAATCGACTTCAGCACCGCTTCCCACGCTTCTTCCCATCCGAGCCTGTCTCCAAGCTTCACGGAGACCGCCATCGCCCTGATGTCTGCGATCCTCGGCGAGTACTTGTTAGTTGCTACCCACTTCTTCAGCCCTGCCGACACCACTTGGTAGTCGAGGTCTTGGAGCATCTCATACCAAAGCACCATTGATTCCCGGCTCGGCAGTATGTTCTCGCTCGGATAATAGTGCCGCAGGGCGGCTGCAATGTTACCGAATTCCGCTTGCGTCATTTGTACTCTCCTCTATCCACTCCCTCGTCATCTGATAGAAGTCATCCATGTCCTTCTTCGCCTGTTCGCCCTTGGTCAGATACCGATTGTTAGGGCTGTTCTTGTCTGCCTTGCGCTTCCTGTCCCAGTTCCTTGCGGCTGCTCTCCAGTCTTTCATGTGGGCTTTGCCGCCAATCATCCATCCGTTTGCGTTGTAGTAATCAACGAAGGCTTCGGGATCTATTCCGAGGTTCTGCTCAAAGCAGTAGTCGGCTACCTCTTCGACAGTAGGTGGGACGAACTTCTTCTTTACTGATACGTTAGTATCAGTTTCTTCTTGTATATCCTCTCCTAATCTATCCTTATCTACCCTAACCTTATCTAACCTATACTGGGTTGCCGTTTGGTTGCCATCTTGGCAACCAATGGTATCAATACCCCTTGTGTATGCCCCATGTTCGTCAAGACCAAGCATCGCCATTTCGGATTTGTAGATTGTCGGAGTATATCTGTCTTTCCGCAAAGCGTTTGCCATTCGCCAATGTTTGATGACTATCACACCGCTCTCAAACTGATAGATGTAGCGGTTCTCAAGTAACGCCTGGATGTCTTGTACGCTTGCATGCGCTCTGAACATTGCCGTTGATACTTGACGAGTAAATCCGTCATCGTCTGCCGCCATAGAAAGATGCAGATATAAAGCCTGTGCAGAAGAACTCAATGCGATGAAGTTGTCATCGTCTGTGATCTTCTTCGTGAACATTCTCTTGTCAGCCGTTTTCTTCTCCCCCTTTTTTCTCTTCGTCCGCATAGACCATTAGGTCATACTCCACTTTGCTGTCGATCCTTGGCAGCGGCTCTTTCACGCATGCTACCCTCAAGTTGAAGAGGTACTCGTCATGCTTCGGATTCGTTGTGATCGAATCCACCACAATCGCCCTCGGTCTGTTATCGCCAAGCCGTACTGTCACGCTGTCTCCCGGACGGAGATGCGTCCACGCAGGGGCTTCGCAGAGTACGATATTCTTGTTTCCATGTGCAAGGCGTACCGCCACTAAATCCATATAATCACTCATTCCTTCTCCTCTCACTTTATGGTGGGCAGCCATTGCCGCACCGCTTGTACATATGTTGCGTTGTATCCGTGTGTGCCTGTGTAGTATCTCGACAGGGCAAGGTCTACGCTTCCTTCTTCCGTCAGGTACTTGTCGATCAAGTAGCAGTAGACATACAGTTGGTCAATCGGATTGAAGATGTCATACTGGACGAGACCGCTCTCCCTTGCGAATTTGTCCCAGTAGGTGATTCGGAACTGACAGAGACCTTTGTCGAGTCCGTTCCTGTTTTCGGCGTAAGGATTGAATCGGCTCTCTTGGTAGATTTGGCACAGAGCAAATTCGTAGTACCAAACGATGCCCCTATCATACAGTTGTCTGTAGAGATATCCATCAAGGTCTTTGCCGAGCCTGTGTCCGTCAACGCTTAAAACAGGGGTTTCTGCCGCTTTCGGCTCTTCGGTGGTAACTTCCTCGACCGCAGGGGTTTCGTCCGAAACAGACGGCTTTTCAGCACTCACGCAAGGCATTGCGCCGCCCTCTATCTTCGCCCTGTCTCCAAACGCCATCGGTTCTTCTGCCGTGACCGCCGCTCCGTATACTTTCGTGCAGCAGCTTCCGATCAAGATCCCTAACACCAACAGGATTATCAATGTGCCTATAACAGTTACCCAGTAGTCCGCTCGTCTCCTCATATCGCACCTACGATGTAGGCAACGCACAAGAGACAGAAACCTATAGTTGCGGTAAAAACCGCCGCATATTCAATTAGTCTTCCCATGACCGCTCCTCTACATAGTCCTCTACGTTTTTCCTAAAATCCTGGCACCACTCATCGAAGCACCCCTCGCACATGATGTCGCCGTCCACATCGTAGTAGTAGATGTCTGTGATGGTCTCACCGCAGATGTCGCACACAGGGCATTTCGCTTCGTACTGCATCTCCGACAGTTCCCTCGCTTCAAGCGCAGCCGTGTTGCCGTCAAGCATCGTCATAACTCCTTTCTCCTTCT